GACCACTCACCTCAATGTCATCGTTGCCATTCTCGTGAAACACAATTGTGTGGCTGTAGGTCGCACCCATAGGATACTGACGCAGCGGGCTGTCTAGCCATGCCGTGCGGCCAAGCGTGCCGTAGTACCAAACCTGATCCAGATAGTTGTACACGACGTACCGGTCAATGACCGTCGAGTTGGCCGAGCAGTAGTACCACCAGATTTCGCTGTAGCCCTCGTTCGTGCCAGCAAAGAACTGGTACGACTGCTCAAGGTTGATGTCGTTAAACACAAACTGGCGCAGCGCACACGGCAACGTTTCCACTCGACCGGTGTAGGCGTAGAACTTGTCCGTGCCCATCCAGTAGGTAATGTTGTTGGCTGTCGCCACCGCGTTCGGACCGGCGATAGAAATATTGTCAGACAGGATGTTGAAGCCCCAGACAAATGGTGGCCCCAAGTACTGCATAGAAAACACCGCAGCGTCGGTGAAGACCAAGATTTCCTGACGAGTCTGCTGCGCCGTGATGATGGTCGAGCCAGAGGACAGCCGGAAGCTGCCCGCCTGATTGGTGGCTGCCGGTGCCCAGACCTGATAGTCCTCTTGATCGGACCAGCGAATCAGCAGCGGATCCTGTTCTGCCGAACCGTAGTCGTTGCACCCGAAGGCAATGACAAAACGGGACGAGTCCGAAACCATTACAAAGTTGACTATCGTCGGGCAACTTGTGTCTGTCTGGTAAATCCCAGAGCTGGTGTTAGACAGTAGCTGTGCCCGTGTGCCGAACAGCAGGTTGCCTGCGCCGCTGTACACCGGCACCCACATATACAGCGCACCGCCGCGTGGATTAATGATCAGGTAATCGCCGAAGTTGGTTTCCGACCACAAGCGCAACTGCTGCGGGATACCGAACGCCGCAGACTGACCCCAGCCGGTAAAAGAAGCAGCGTTGTACACCACAGTGTTAGCGGTGTGGCTGGTTGCCACCGTGCCGTTAGCGCCGCGCAACGTGCCGGTAAAGATGGTGGCAGTGTTGCCAGAGTATTGCGCCAACTCCTGATCCATCAGGATCGTGCCAGTTGCGTTGGAAAATCCAAGAGTAGATGTAACGGTAATGTTGGTGTTGGCAGCGTTTACACTGGCCGTCAATATAGTCTGCGTTGCACCCGTACTAAAGCCGCCCCACAAACCAGCACCCCAGCCTGCAAGAAAGCCATAAGTAGGCAGGCCGACGTTTAACTGGTATGCAGCAGTTACCGTGCCGCCGCCTGTAGCAGACGAGCTTGCGTTCGTCAGCGCAGAAATGGTGTACGTGTTGGTCGTCGCAGTTAAGATTTCAAACTCACCGTTCAGATCCAAGCCGCCTACCGTCGACGCACCCGAGAACGTCACGTAGTCACCAGCAATTGCGCCGTGATCCGCATCTGTCACAGTCACGATTCTGGAGCCGCTGGTGGTAGTGAACGGATTTGTCAGAACATCCGTCGCACGAATCGGCGTGATGTCGTTATAGGTGCCACCGTTCTCAACGTAGTACTTAAGATTGGTTCCGACGCCCAGCAGGTTATACCCGCGCAGCGTGACCCAGTTCCACAGACTACGAGCAAAACCTAGATAAGTGTCGCTGGAAATCGGCTGCCAGCCGCCTAGCTTCTGCGGATAGCCCGACCGGAAACGAACCTTGTCACACTCAAACCAACCACCTTCGTTGGCAAGCGTCGTTCCCTCTCTGTTGACGCCTGGGCGCAGTTGCAGTTTCTGGAGCGGCATTTTATTTCACCGTTTTTCTGACTGATTCGTACTGGGCGTAGCATTGCTTGAGGGCAATGGCAAGCTCGTCGGCTTCTCTACCGAGCCGGACAAGAAACTCGCTATCCTGTCTGTAAAGGTCTTTTCCGGTACAGCCGCCTGATCCAGCACCGGAGGCATCGGACACGGGACTACCTTCGGCGGGGCGGGCCTTCCGGTCGCGCAGGCTGTTAGCAAGAGCGGTATTCCTAGCAGCAATATCCCGTATCTCACGATCTTTCTCCTGTCTTAACCTGTCTGCGCCCATCTGAAGTTGCTGCTGTATTTCAACAGATTCTTCCATAGCCTTGGCGTACTGGGCATACTGCTCTGCCTTCTCTTTGTCCCAAGCCTGCTGCACTTCAGCTTTGCCTGCGTCGTTGCCTTTATAGTACCCGCCAACGGCTGCCGCGCCAATGGCAACAACACCAGCGAGGATCAGCCACGGATTCATTTGGGCTCCGTAAAGTACAAGGCAATCTCATCATTCCGACGCTTTATTAGCCCCGGCAAAACCTTGCCGCCGCCCTTGGTGAACTTCAAGAATTCCTGCTTCACACCCTCAAAGTCACCACGGTTATGCTTCTGCCGCAGCGTCGATCTCTGTAGCGTTCCTAGCCCAACATTGAATGCAAAGCTGACCAACGCTCCCAAGCGATTTTCGTTAAGATTGTCAGGGCAGTAACGAAGAACACCAGCGATAAAACGCTGTAGGTCTTTCTCAAGGATCGAATCAACTTCGTCTTTGCTGAATACACGGAAGTCCTCTATCTTTAGTGCGAACTTGTCACGCTGATCTACCGGCATCTTGCCCTGCTCGGGGTAAAGCACATGCCCTACCCCGATAGTCCACAGCTTCGCCGGACATTTGTACGGCTTGTATCTCACACCCTCATGGTGCTTGATCATTGCGATTGTGGTAACTGGTATCTTCATGGCAAATTACTTATCAAATAAGCACACAGCAACACAGTTATAGCAAGCCGAGCGTAGATTAAATAGATCACTTGCCAGCTTTGCTGTTGCCACGGCTACCAAACCACATAGCGATGATGGTGCCCAGTAGCGCCATCTCGTCAGCATCAAACACAATCTCCATGATCTGGATCAGCTCACCAATCGAGGTCACCTTGTCACCGTGCATGAATATCCACAGCATGGTCAGCAGGTTGATCAGCACCAGCTCGAACACAAAGATAAAGGTAACGAACGGACGAGTAGCCGCAGTCATGTCCTTGACCCACTGGGAGGACGACTCAAGCATCTTCTCTTGGTTGCTGTAGATCATGCCCATCTGAGCCATGTACTGCTGATGGTCTTGCTCGTCGTTCTCGCGCACCTCTTCCGTCTTGTCGGCTGGCGAGTAACCCTTCTCCGTCAGTGCTAACTGCTGACGCATCTGCATGTGCAGGATGTCTAGTTCGTGCTTCTTGTCCGCACGATCTTGCAGCATATCGAACAGGCGGGGAAACAAGGCTACGATGTAACCGCCAATAGTAGAGATCAAAGTCAGCATGATTCACCTTCCGTAAAGTCGTTCTTCCAAAATCTCGCGCCGCAGTTCTTTCATCTTCTTGACTTCAGTCACCGCTGCTTGGGTCGCAAAGTACATGTCGTAGTACATAAACGCTAGGATCGGCATAACGATGAAAAACATCAGCAGTACAGCTAACACCACAACAATCAATGACCAAGGGACATTCTCGTCATCGCGCTTCTTGTCGTTAGCCACATCAACCCCACTGCCCACGCCACTACGAAAATTACTCCGGAAACCCACGCCAGTTTTGACTTGACTTCCGCTATTCTTTTTCTGCGTCGCCATGATGCTATTTGTGCCAGTCTAATTTCCTCTGCGTGGGCTTCTTCCTGCTCGGCAACGATCCGCTGCCACATTTCTTCAAACTTGCCCCACAGTCCAGATAATTCTGGCGGGCTACGAAACACCATGGTTTCTCTTATTTCAGCCAGCATCGCGTCTAACCTTGACGTAATCAGGATGCGCTTCAATGCCCGCCTGCCAACACTCTCATCGCCCTTGTAGACCTGCTTGGCCTCCAACTGCTCTTTCAAGAACAACTTGCTGATGGCGTCGTACGCATCCATCAGTGCGCCCAACTGATTGCCGATGTCCGTGAAAACATCATTTGGGTCAGCCTTGGCTATCTCCTGCACACGCTGGACTTCTGCGTGGTATTGCTGTTTTTGCGTTGGCGTGGGATCGACGATCTTGTTGTACTGCTCCTTTAGATCATCTAGTACTTCCTTGACTTCCCCTGCCGCGCCTTTGATTTCCTTGTACAGCTCACATCCCTTCTTAACCGCTGCAACAGCAGCATTCGCCGCAGCAAGAAGGGTCAGCGGGTCAATTTACGCCTCCGATGCTTTCCACGAAGTCGTAGCTTCATCCCATGAATACATCTGGCCGTCGTTGGGCGCATCCACAGGCGCTTTCCACTGGCAGGTTTCTTCAACCAACACCCAGCTTGCAAACGGCTTGGGCGGGATGAACGCATCACGCTGCTCGTCAAATGTGTAGCCCTGACCAGCGTAGTTCTTGCGCTTGTTCCCGTTGTAGCTGGTCTGTACCCAGCGGCCACCCAGCAGGCGCTCGCAGAAAGCAGCGCCGATATGTTCTTTCTCAATGCCGCTTGCATCAGAGGTGTCGCGGTTGTCAACGACGATGACGCGCAGAACCTCGTTGTTTGGGCCAAGTTCACAGAAGTGAGCCATCATTCTTCTCCTAATTGCAGTCCAGTTAAACTCTCATCGACACCGATGTGTCCCTTGAGAAAGGTATTAAATGCGATGCTGACACGAGTTTCGTCGCCCACCTTCGTTTGCACCATGTGCTCGAGATGAGATGGGAACAGAATCAAATCACCTGCGCCAACTTCATACCACCAGCTTTCAGAGTTCCAGTGGTTCCATGTCTCTGGCTGTAGCTTGATACGCTCGTAGCCGCTTTTGTAAAAGTAAATCTTGTCTACCAGCCTGTCAGCCTGCGGGTAAAACACACCGCTGATAAAGCTGTTCGGGTGCGCGTGCTTGTGATGCCACTGCCCAGGCTCTGTGTAGTTTGACCACGACTGCGTGATGTACAGGGATACGTCACCTTTAGGATCATGTACCGTCTTGAAATACTCCAACATCGCGTCTTCGATAAAGTCACGGATGTCGGTCAATTCTTTGCCAACCAATATCTTGCGGTCGGCGCTGGTGGTGTTGCCTTCGTTGGCGTAGCGCTCTTGACCGAGGATAAAGTCCAGCTCTGTCTTGGTCAGATCACGACCGAGTCGGGCGAACCCGATAGGCAGCGGGAAAAGGTTCTGGATATTCATCCGTTCACCGCCTTGTCGTACTCGCGCTGCTGACCTGTGATTTGCGCAACCTGCTCGTCAGTCCAGATGGTGTTGATGCTGTCTTCGAAAGCTTTAATCTTTTCCATGGTGTCATGCACTTCTTCCATCGTAGGGCATGGGCGTGGGTCATCCCATACGCTGAAGAAGTTGTTGGTGATCTCCCAGCGTGCGCCCGGACGTAGCAGGTGCATCGCTGTATCAATGCCTACCATCATGTACAGTTTTTTCTCCACTGTTACCTTCCTTTTATGAGTTTAGTTTAAGGATGACGATGCCAGATCCGCCTGCTGCACCAGCTCCAAAAAATGCTCCACCGCCACCGCCGCCACCACCAGTGTTTGCAGTTCCAGAAGATCCTCCTATAGCAGGGGTTCCGGGGTCGCTTGTATTTGCACCATTACCTCCGCCACCAACTCCACCTACTCCAGCTGTTCCGTTATAAGCACCGCCACCACCCCCGCCAGCATAGGTAACAGATGCACCAGAAAGGGTAGACGCTGCTCCCGCTCCACCGTTTCCTCCAAGAGAAGGAGGCGCAGATCCATTCCCAGCAATTGCACTAGCACCGCCACCGCCGCCACCAGCGCCATTTGTGCTTGCAGACCTTACTCCAGAACCCCCATTATTTCCTTGGGAAGGAGATGTTGCCGGAGTGTTTCCCACTCCCCCAGCCTGCGTTGTTCCATAACCACCACCTCCGCCACCAGATCCTCCCGCTGCTCCAGTGCCGGGAGATGGACCACCTCTACCACCTGCACCTCCACCGTTAGACGTGATCGTAGAAAATGCAGAATTTGCGCCGTTAGATCCAGCGTTAGCTGATCCACCAGCACCACCAGACCCTCCGGCACCAACGGTAATAGCGTAAGACTGCCCACTAACCACAGGGAAAGCCGTTCCTGTTCTGAATCCCCCAGAACCACCCCCGCCACCAATATCAGAACCGCTTCCACCACCGCCAGCTACTACTAGGTAGTCCACACTCACCACGCCCGGCGGACAAGTCCACGAGCCGGAAGCTGGGAACGTCAGCACGCCTGTCTGTGGGGCTAGGTATCTAATAATGACAATGCCGCTGCCGCCTGCGCCGCCTGTGCTAGTCCCAGTCGCCCCTCCGCCTCCGCCGCCAGTATTTGCAGTGCCAGATGTTCCAGATGCTCCACTAGGAGGGGTTGTTGCAGCTCCAGCGCCACCACCACCAGCGCCTCCAGAACCTGCTGTGCCGGGTAAATCGACCGCACCGCCACCACCACCAGCATAGGTGACACTTGAACCAGAAATGCTAGACGCGGTGCCAGCGCCTCCGTTGCCACCTGTGCTTCCGGTTGCATTAGCGCCAATTGCGTTTGCGCCACCACCACCGCCGCCACCAAAATTAGGTGACCCAGCACCATTCCCACCATTGTTACCCTGTGATGGAGATGTACTTGGCGTATTTCCCGCACCGCCTACACCATTAGTGCTGCCACCACCACCACCTGAACCACCGCTTAATCCATCTCTATTCGGCGTAGAACCACTGCCGCTTCCACCACCACCGTTAGCCGTAATTGTTGAGAATATTGAATTTGAACCTGATGCACCTTTGCCTGTAAACGTAGCTCCGTTTCCACCACCGCCGACAGTAATTGTGTAGGTAGTCCCAGGTATAACGGTTAGTCCTGTTCCCGTTCTGAATCCACCAGCGCCTGCTCCACCACCGTTGCCTCCACTTGCTCCACCACCACCTGCCACTACCAGATAATCTACCTGCGACACGCCGTCAGGGCATGTCCATGTGCCGGAGCTTGTGAATGACAGCACCACCGTGTTGGTAGGTATGCCCGGCCACACGCCTGCTTTTATAGCCTGTAATGCCTGCTGTAGCGTCCAGATGCCAGATGCCTGCGTCGTGCTCGGTATGACCGGCGCACGCGTCATTATTCTGCCGGGATAATCACTCATGTCTTACCTTATTGATTGCACTTGATGATGACAATACCAGAGCCGCCTAATCCATTACCGCCACCGCCGCCTTTACCACCACCACCGCCGCCTGTGTTTGCGGTTCCAGCCACACCAGAATTAGGGTTGACAGCGCCAGCGCCACCACCGCCCGTACCACCAGAAGACGCTACGGCAGACGGAGAAATGCTATCGGTTCCGCCGCCACCACCCCCGGCATATGTTACTGATGTTCCACTTATAGAAGATGCAGTTCCATTACCACCATTGCCTCCTCGGTTGCTTGTTGCATTTCCTCCAACAGCCCCAGCGCCACCACCGCCACCAGAATTTGTCCAAGTTAAGTTATCTGAAGTGCCAACGCCACCATTGTTCCCTTGGCTTGGATTTGTTGAGGGTGTATTGCCAGCTCCGCCAGCATAAGCTCCATTAGGAAACCCAAAAGATCCGCCGCCAGAACCGCCACTACCACCTGTACTGTCAGGGCTTCCAGCGCCTCTTCCGCCGCCATTAGAAGTTATAGTGCTAAACGTGGAATTCGCACCATTAGAACCAATAGCGCCACCAGCGCCAACTGTTACTGTGTACTCTGTACCGCCAGTTACAGACAACGCTGATCCAGTTCTAAATCCACCTGCGCCACCTCCCGCACCAGCTGAAGAACCAGTTGAGGTTTGCCCAGCACCACCGCCACCAGCTATAACCAGATAGTCCACGCTCGTCACGCCGACAGGAGCAACCCATCTGGCAGTAGAGTTGAACACAAAGATAGACTGATTAGGTGCTGTGTAGCGTAGGATGACAATGCCAGAGCCGCCAGTGCCGCCGCTTACATTTAAGCCAGAACCACCACCGCCACCTCCGGTATTAGTAGTTCCATTTGAACCAACAGTAGATGCTGAACCATTTCCACCTCCTCCCGTTCCTCCTGTTCCTGCTGTGGCTCCAGTATCAGTTCTTCCACCGCCACCGCCGCCGCCAGCATAAGTTACAGAAGCACCGCTTATAGAAGAAGCAGTTCCATTACCACCAGAACCTGATGCTGAACCTGAAAAATTTGCTCCTGCTGCTCCAGCACCGCCACCACCACCCGAACCTGCATAAGGCAATCCAACGCCATTACCACCATTATTTCCTTGTGAGGGCGATGTTGATGGAGTATTTCCAGAACCACCAGCAAAAGTAGTAGTTGCACCACCACCGCCTCCTCCAGATCCACCATTTAAAGCTGGACTATCTGTACCACCACCTTTACCACCGCCACCACCACCATTAGAAGTGATTGTAGAAAAAATTGAATTTCCGCCATTTGCGCCTACATTTGATACGCCCGGCGCACCAACTCCTCCTGCACCACCGCCACCAACTGTAATTGAATATGTTGCACCGGGAGTTACTGCCAAAGCGGTTCCAGTTCTAAATCCACCAGCCCCACCGCCACCACCGGCACCACCGCCGCCTCCACCTGCGCCACCAGCCACAACTAGATAATCTACAGCAGTCACACCCGCAGGCGCAGTCCACGTACCGGACGCCAAGAACGTCTGGACAACAGTTACCCCTCTAGGCCACGAGCCAAGATTCCAAATGCCGGACGCAAAGCCGGGCGTGTACAGCGGCGAAGACGCGCTGATAATGTTGCCGGGATACCCGTGAATCGCCATCGCCGCTCCTTACGAGCTGATCTGTTCGTAGCTTACCGAGAAGGATATTGCGTTGTTCGTGCCGCTGGCAACGATGACAGCCTTATCCTCCAGCAGATAAGTGGCCGTCGTCTTGTCCATCACAATCAGCGACGCAAACGCAGGAACAGAAATGTTTGATGCAATCGGGAACGCGTTAGCCGATGTCACCACCACAGCGTTACCTGCCACAACGTTGCCGCTGGTGAAAATCATCACCGTGCAGTTCGCCGCCGTGTTGGTCTGGTTAGCAGCCACAATCTGGTCTAGCTTGAAAACGTTGCCAGAGTTGACCGCGTTGGTAACGAGTACAAAGTTAGACGTGTTTGCAGGCGTCAGATAAGTGGTCTGACCGTAAATTTGCGTAACGTTAACGATATTAGGATTAGGCACGATTAATTACTCCTTAAATATTCGATGGCCTTGGATAAAACTTCAGGGCTTTCTTTCATAGAACCAATTGCAACATTGCAACCATGACATAAAAGACCTCTCACTTTGCCAGTCGAATGACAATGATCAACATGCAGACCTCTGGCTGTTTGCGGCTTCATTTCGCAGATCTTACATTTGCCTTGTTGGTTTTGATACAACTCAATCAAAAACTCTTTGCTAACTCCATACTTGTAATTGCGCGACGCCCACCGATCAAGCCAAGTCCTTTGATGCCATCTGTTTCTGCATTGCTCTTTATGACATTCTCGACAAACACTGTTTGTTCTTCCGCCATCCTTGTCAACATAAAACTTGGCTATATCGGTTTCGCCGCACTTCGGACAGCAAGGCGGCTTTTTAATTGAGTCGCCTTGCTTCTTCTTGTACTCAGGATCCGCCCATCTAGCCTTTGCCCGTTCACTTGCTTCCTTCCTTTGCTCATCTGTCCACATGGCTTTATCTCCCAAAAGCCACAGTATAACATTTGGGCGCTAGAAGCCGAAAATGAGCGCCATAGCGATTGCTTTGCCTGTGGTAATGCCAGAAGCTGTTGGAGTCTGGCTGACCCAATGCGTTCCGTTACTTGTTAGCACATTGTTTGCCGTACCCGGCGCAACCAGCGTCACCGTGCCGGTGTTGTTGCCAACCACCACACTGCCCAGTGTCAGGTTTGCCCTGCCCGTGCCGCCGTTAGAAACAGTCAGCGGGTTGGTAATCGTGACGTTGGAAGCTGCAAACTCTGTAATGTAAGTTGTGGTTTCGGCGACATTGATGCTGTCGTTGAAGATCACCATCGATCTGCCATTCGGAACCGTTACCGTGGTGCCCGTCGGCGACGCATTCGACCCGTTGGAAATAACCACCGAGTTCGACAGATTGTTGACGATGATGTACTGCTTCTCTATCGGCGGGATAAACAGCGTCTGACGGTTGGTAATCGTGCCAACTAGGTTCAGTTCTAGGTTACGCGCCACCTGCGTCGCGTTCGTGTCGGTCAGCGCAATAGCAACGTTAGAGCTGGCAAACGTGACGTTGGCTGACCCAGTAATCGCTTCTTCTAGCGCAGTGCCCAAGTTGGTATTCGTGGTAACGCCCCACGTACCGGCCTGATCGCCCGTGCCGATTAACTCAATCTTCAGGCTGCTATATGTGCTTGCCATGATGTTTCCTTACTAAATTGTGTTTATGAGCTGCCAGCTTGTGTTGTCTGTCGTGCTCAAACTTCCCCAGCCCGGCGACTGCGGATTGTTAATCTCCACCCAATCAGCCGTCTGACTATCATTTATCAACTCCCACAAATACCTGCAACTGACAACATCTGATGCTCTAGCACTCTCTGTAGAAAATACGTCATTATCGGATTCTGCCCCATCTACATCTAAAGCGGTCGTGTTCTCCGTAATCGTGACCATGAACTGCGCCAACGCGCTAATCATGTCTTCCGTCGATACAGATTCCGCGATGTTTGCAACAGTGATTCTGGTTACGTTCGCCGTGTCTGCTATCGCCGCAGACTCGCTGACCGCACCTGCAATACCAAATCCGCTCTTAACCTCTATCGATGCGTTCGCAGTTTCACTTGCTACGCTCGTAAATACAAGTCCGCCCGCTACCGTGTCTGACGCATTCGCACTCTCGCTGACGCTTCTCTCTACTGTTACAAACGTCCTGACCGTATCACTCGCATTTGCCGTCTCGCGTACCGACGCGCCAAACGTTGCCTGCGTTGCTACCGTCTCCGACGCCGTCACAGATTCCGACACCGCGCTGGTAAAGATCACCAGACTGCTGACCACATCTGTGATCGATGCCGACTCGGATACGGCACCGGACAAAACAAACGTGCCTGATATCTGATCCGCCGCCGTTACCGTTTCTGCTATCGTCACCGCCGCATTTAATGCAGCAGCTACGATGTCTACAACCTGTACTGATTCCGATACTGTCGCCGCAATCGGCGGTGTTGCCGCTACGTTGACGCTATCCGATGCGGTAATTAAACCGCCGTTACCAAGTCCCCAGCCGTCTGATCCCCACGGGCCGTTACCCCAGCCAGCATTCGAAATAAGCGGATAGTAGACCGAGCAGCCCCAACCGGCCTCGCCCCATGTGCCACTACCAAATCCGCCATCGACTTGCGCCACATATTACTCCGCAGACTCCAACTCATCTTGCTTAAACCAGCGCGAATGAACCTGACCATCATCGCCAGTCCAATCAAGCAAACACCATACGGTGCCATCCTCATCCATACGCATGGAGGAAATCGGACCCTGCGGTACAACTGCCTTGAGCTTTACAACGTCACCCTTCTTGTACATGTTCAGCTCCTATCAGGTCGCATCAAGGTTGAAAGAGTAGGTAACGTTCAGAACGTCACCGCTCACCACCGTACGGTCGCCAGGCGCTTGGAAGTCAGACACCGAGAACAACAGGCCAGATGTGCCAGTCGCTACGTTAGCCAAGAAAGCACCTGCAATCGTCGCGTTCGCATTCATCGTGAACGACGCGGTAGAAGATGCGTTGTTGATGTTCGATGGATCTGCCAACGTTGCCGCACCAAATGTCGCCGCCTTGCGGTTGCCCGTGTAGCTTGTATTCTCATCCCAGCCCGGATGGGTTGGCAAAGTATCGCCACCAGAGAACGTGGTGCTGGCAGAAGTGCCATTCACCAAACCGATGTACCAAGCAGCCGTGTAAGTACTGCCGGTGAAGTACTTGTTGTTCATGTCTTGCAAGCCGACATTCACGACAAGGTTCGGGCAGATGTCTACCCATTTTTCGTTACCCTCGCTGTCATAGCAAGTAACGGTAAACACACCACCAGCCGACAGCTTCTCATCAAAGCCTGTTTTGCGAGCGACAGCGCCGTTGACGGTTTCGCTTGACTTAGAAGTTTCAATGCTCATAGCTACTCCTCAATTAATACGTATCAGCGCACTCGACGCCGTGTCAGGTGGCAACACTACAGAAAACGTGCCGTTGCCAGCCTGCGTCTTGTCACTACCAAAATCCAAAGTGGCTACCGACGCATTCGCTCGAGTGAAGTTGTATATCAACGCCCCTCTAGTTACAAACTGTGCCGGGTTCCACACCACATTATCAAAGCTCACATACACAATACCGTTACTCGTGGAGTTGACGGTAACGTTTGCCAACGTCTGACCACCAGCCACGTACCCAGCGCCAGTAATCTCGTTAGTCGAAGTGTACTCATTTGTGTTCTGATCTAGCTCTACGTACCCATCGTACAAAGCCATCTTTAAAGTGTCCGACGCAATGTTCTGGCGGCCATTCAGAATGTCCACCTTGAACTTAGTAGTCAGACCTTGGTAAATCGTCATGTGACCCTCACCCTAACCTGACCACTACGGTATGCGTCCTGACGCTCCATACCATCGCCCAGACGTTTCAGTTGACCCATAGCCTCGTTGTATTTGGCCTCGACGTTGGCAATCAAATCCTGTTCACCCTTCATGTACAAGTACGCCTCGCGCAGGCTGCCGTATAGCAGTACTGGATCGTAGTTATCACCCAGCCATGTGCGTCCGTCTGGCGCAGTCGTAATTGACTCTGGGTAATAGTAGTAGTGCAGCTCTACCGTGTACGCCGCATTTGGCGTCGGACCCAAGATGAATGACAGCTCGTCCGTCACAACGTTGCTAGTGGTCGTCGGACCAAAGATCGCGTAGTACTGCGGCAATCCTGTATCCGCTGGCGTAGGGTAAGCAGCACGGATGTAGTTCACATCCTTGTTCAGCAGGTAGTGATACTCCTCGGTCGCAGTGCCGTAGTTCTCAATCACAGCCAACGAGTACACCGCCAAAAAGTCATTCGGCGCAGACAAGTACTTGTTGTTGGTCGACAAGATGCCGGTCTTGTTTGCACGCAGCGCAGGAACCTGCACCGTGTTGTAGACACGAGTCTCTGTCTGACGGATAAACGTCGGAATGTAGGAGATGAACTCCTGTTCGTAGTTTTCCGTGTACGACTGAATAGCCGCGACCAACTCCGTGTACGTCATGCCATCGGACCCCTAGCCATTACACCCTTGGTAGCCGCGCCCGTGCCACGAATCTTGATGCCGGTAGTCTTGGTGTCTTCCCGACCAGGATCGCCCGCAGACACGCGCTGCACTGCCGTGCGTGGACCCAGCTTGTCAACAGCGATGTTGTTGGGATCGTCCATCTTCTTCAGCTTGGCAGACACAGCCTTGCCAGTCATCGTGTGAGGAGGGGCATAAACCGAAGCGGGACCAACCTCTTTCCCACCCTTTTTCATAGAGTACTTTGCCATGTCAGCCTCACTTGGTTTTTTGGTTCTGAATGCGAGCCTCGTTGCGCCCGTATTTTTTCAGATCAGCAGTGGTCACGCCACCTTTTTTCATGCCTTTGTGCATACGCTTCTCGTGCCCTCTGACTGCTTTGTCAGCTACTGTCTGCATTGACTTCTTGTCCATCATTCACTCCTAGTTGATAGTCACGTTTGCTACCGTCGTTTGCGCCACCAAGTTGTTCGGTGTCAACCCTGCATCATTTGCCCTAGCCCCGCCAATCGGTGCCCAACCCCACT